TATCCGGATTTCTAGTCAAAGCTGCGCCATCAGTTGGGATATAGGAGGTTGGGAAGGCTCCAAGTTCAAATTGGAATCCCCAAAACAAACCACGAGCTGTGTAGTCATCAGGTGGGTTGTTTATCCCAGCCAAAACATTTCCTGTTTGGGTTGCAGTGCCTGTTATGTAGTAACGAGTCCACGTATCTGTTAATGCCGTTTTCCCTAATTGAACATTGCCAGCAGTGTTAAAAAACAAATCGAAATAATTTTGCTCTCCGGGTACATTTTTTGCCCAAACCGAAATAGTGTATACGCTTCCTGCCACAGTTGGTACATCTCTAGTAAAATAAGAACCGCCTCCGATATTGACATTAAGTCTATAGGAGTCAGTGCTCCCATCTGGCGCAATTTCACTGCTAGCCACAGGAGCAGCAGAATTATTGGCTGACCATTGGGTGAGATCTGTACTGTAGTCAAATAAATTTGTCCTACTCTCCTCAATCAACAACCCAAGGCTTTCGCCCGTCGTTGGGTCGTGATCGAAGCGGGGTGTATCAGCACTTGATAGTTGAATAATTCCGTTCTCATCGATGTAGGTACCAGGGCTTTGGTTAGCACCTACAGGGCGACTAAACGTAATCAAGTCTTGGCCCGTCATATAGTCATTTAGATTTTTCTGTGATGCAAAGCGTAGGTCCAGGCTCGGCACCACGCCCTTAGCATCTGAATACAGCTTGTTGTCGCCTTTGGCGGTGTTTGCGCAAACCATGGGGTTTGCAAGAACCAGATTGCCAGCTGTTAGTGTCATGGGATAGCATCTCCAATGGCGGTGATAAAGTCAGAAATACGGGTGTCGAGAAGTGCGAGGTCTAGGGATTCGCCGATGGAGTAGAAGGCGATGCGGTCAGTCGAATATCCACGCGAAGCCGATCTAAGTATCCACAAAGGTTCATTTGCTCCAAGCCCCGGAGCGCCTGCGGTGACGTTGTAGTTTGTTCCGTTTGCTCTAACTACATAGGTGGTTGACAAGGAAGTTCGTACAGTTCCAATAAAACCTAGAGTGTTAATAGAAGTGGCTAGTTGCCCACCACCGCCGCCTCCGTAAAGGTGCCTAATTGTAGGTACTCCTGTAACGTCAAACCAATCAAATCTAGCTATATTTACATTACCCAAAAATGATTTATTACCAAATGCACTGCAATTTATACTGACATGAGAATCCTCTCCAGCAAGAGAACTGACTAAAGCAGCAGTTTCCAAGTATTTACTGCTTCCGTCACCAACCAAGCCAGTCTTCCGATCGTAATCCGCCGCAGTAAATGGACCGTTGTTAGTTGGAGCACTGCCCTTCAACGGAACCAACGCACCTTCCACAGTACGGGCGCCGGAAAGCAGGCAGCTTTCTTTAATAGCGTTCCAGATGCCATCGCTCTTACAACCGACCACAAAATCGTTGATTGCAGTGCGTACAGCAGGCTCAAGTCCACCAGATTGACCAGCAGCAGCATCAGCAGCTTCTACGGCAAGGATGTAGTTGGCGGCTTCTACATCAAATCCATCGCCCACTTCGATGCGAGTGGAAGGAGAAAGGATCGGGAACGGTGCGGTGGGAACGTCGAAGTTCTCGGTGTAACGTGCTACGCCTTTGGTGATGCGGAGGTTGGAGATGTAACCATCTAATGGTCCTCCTCCGCTACTAATATCACCGATAATAAAACCCGAATTATTAGCTCCGTAAGAAAAAGATGTGGTGTAGGAACCTACTTGATTGCCATTAACAAATAATCGTAGATTGTTGACATTCTGTGTCAATGCAATATGGTTCCACGAACCATTGTTCCATCCTGTGGATAGTGCAGTAATTCGAGAATTAGCGTTTTCGTACCAGCTAATTGATCCTGGTCCACTCAAATTACAAATAAAACCAGCCCATCCAGCTGCACTAAAAGGATAGTTCCAGCCAAAAGGATCAACCCTACCTGTTTTAGTTGACTTAATCCAAAATTCTATACTAAAATCAACTGCACCAAAATTATTTTTATTCGAAACTGCAGTGGTAAGGTAATCACCTGTGCCATCAAACGCCAACACACCATCACCAGTACCAAACGGTGTATTCACCGCCGTACTGATTTGAGCGTCACCATTTGCACTAACACTGAAATTATTGCTACTACTGTCCAGAATGGTCGTGCTGCCATTGGTGCCCTCACCCTTTAGGAGCAAGGACACATCAGCAAAATCGCCGTCTACTGGTGCGTAGTCAGGGCTCCAGACCAAACTCATCACGCATCTCCATTCACTTCAGGAAACGGGCGGTCATACTGCACGATCTCTGCAGGACGGTTGGGTTCCAGCAGGTTGCGTTGTACCAGCAGAGCTAGGGCGTCGGTGACGCGCTGGTCATCAAGTGCCACACGTTCTGCTGCAGTAAGCTCGTCGATCAGAGCTTTGATTTCGGCGGCGTCAGCGTTTTGCTTTTCAGCTGCTTCAATCTCAGCTTGGTTGTCGGGAGTGCAAGCTGCCTTGTAAGCCGCAACTGCTGCTTCGTACTCGGCAATATCCTCAGGCGTAGGATCTGGGATTTCGGCAAACTTGACAAGCGCGTCGTCGTATGCCTTCTGTTCTTCTGCGGTAGGAATGCCGCCGATCGGATCAGGCACCACGGTGGTGTCTTCTGATGCGGCCAGGATGTTGGCGTACTCGGTGGGGGTGAAGCGGGCGAAGAAACCAGCGCTGGTTACCACGCCGTAGCTGTTGGCGTCGGCGTAACGTTTGCCGTCTTGCGTGAGGAGCCAGGTGGCGTAGTCTTCGGGCGAAAGCTTGGCGCTATTGGCGGCAAAGATCAGGCCGTCAATGGTGCGGGTGTCGGTGATCGTAACGGTGAGGGTGTCCATCAGAGCTTAATTTGGAGAGAACCTGCGGATGTGACGTAAACATCCCCGGTAGTCAAACCACCAGTTCCAGCCGCCGCATCATCAGCGTACTGGGGAATAGTGTCGAGGATTCTAAAAAGAGAAGTTCCGTTCTTTTGCAGATCGAAAATGCTTGTGTTGGCATTTGAGTTGCCACCATTATCATTTACGTTTACCCGAAGTCCGGTATAAGCAGTTGTAGTGACTGCCCAGTCCAGCTCTACATTCAGATCTGCGCTGCCTGCCAGTTGTCCGGAGCTGTTGTACTGGATGTTGCCGGTTGCTCCAGAGACAAGGCCGACCGTGCCGGTTTGGTCTGGGAAGCTGATCGTGCGGTTGGCGGTTGGCGTTACCGATTGAATTGTGGTCGAGAAACTGCCGCCGCTGTCGAGGTTGAGATCGCCCTTGACCGTTGCAGTGCCAGGGTCGGCATTGCTAACACCAACGATGAGTTCGTTGGTGGTCTTGTTAAACGTCAGACCAGAATCAGCACCAAACCCGCCATCATCATTGAATTGGATCTGGCCATCACTACCGGCAACCGGATCGACGCTGGTGCCGGTCAGAATCAGCGTGCCAGTGCTTGCCTGAATGCGGCCGACGTAGGCCACGATTTGGCGATAACCGCTTGTTGGCTTGACGTTGGTTAGGCCGCCACCATTGGCAACATAAAGCTCATCGTTGGTGCTCCAACCCGGAGTGGCCGTGTCGAAATTGAAGATCTCGCCAATGATCGTGCCATTGCCTTCACCATTGACTGCCAGCGTGGTTTCCAACAAACCCACTGCCGGGCCTTTTGCCGGATCAGAGCTATCAGCAGCTTGGATTTCTACGCGATCACTAGCGCCAACCGTGCCGGTGATATAGAACGGCGTGCCTGCATCAAGCTGCACCGTGTCGGTGTTTTTAACGTGGATGTAGACGCTGCCTGCGAGGTTGCCGTGGATGTGGTCGGCAGTAAGCAGTGTGTTGACGGTAAGGTTGTTCAGCGTCAACGGGTCAGGCACTGACACGTCATCAGCAACCCACCCTGCGCCGTCATACGTCAGGATCTGGCCAGTTGTTGGCGGCGTTGTGGTTAGGTCTACGTCACCCAGCTGATCTAGGCTGTAATCACCTTCAGTGGCAACGACTGCGCCAGTCCGGCCAAACACCGAATCAACAGCGTTGACTTCGGCGCCAGTCTGAATGCCATCTAGCTTTGTCTTGTCGCCAGGCGCCATCAGGCCGGCATCGGTTCCTGTGACTAGCGGAACCGTGGCATCGGTGCCATTGCTAGAAGTTACGGTGCCATCCGTTGCACTGGCGGTGTAACCAAGATTTGTGGCATCGCCCGGAGGTGCCGACCATGTGCCATCAGCACGAAGATAATTGGCTGTGCCGCCACCACTGCCACCGACTAGGCCGGCATTGGTTGAAGTGAACGCAGGAATCGTTGCATCGGTGCCGGCGGTATTGGTTACGGTGCCGCTGCCAGGTGCAGCTGTATAAGCAAGATCAACACTGCTTACAACGCTGCCCGGCACCCAGTTGGCACCGTCATACTTCAAGAATTGCCCGCTTGTTGGCGCGGAGCTTGTCAGATCAA